CGGCAGGTCGCAGACTTGATCGGCGCGAGCGAGGGGCGCACCGAGCTGCTTATGGCGTCGATTATGAAGCGCCAGAAGGGCGGCGTGATCCAGATGAAAGGCGTCGGCACCGCCGAGGTCATGCTCGCCGCGCGCAATCTCATGGTCACGCTAGTCGAGCGCACCGATGTCATGGCGCATGCGATTATGCGGGGAGATGCGACGGCCTCTGATTTGCTCGAGTTCCGCAAACAAATGATGGTGACGCGCGGCGTCATGGCCCAGGTCAAGGGCAGCCAGACGGAGATCGCCCGCGCTCTCGGCGGCATGCGCAATCGCGCCTCCGGCCAAAATCGTTTTTTATCCGGCGCGGAGCTGGAAGAGTTCGATGCGCGAATTGTGGAAGACCTGCTCAACGAGAACGGCGGCGAGAAGGCCATAAAGATGATGGCCGAGGCGTGGCTAGAATTACCGACCCACGCACAGCGCGCGAAATTCGCACGCTCGATGAACAAAAATGTTTTAGCGCGTGGTAGCGATGCGATCTACGAGGCATGGATCAATGCACTGCTGAGCAACCCCGTCTCGCAAACCAGAAATGTTGTCGGCAACGGCCTGATGCTTTGGCTAAAGGTTGGCGAGCGTTCCTTCCAGGGCCGGATCGCTGGGCCGGTACAGCGTGCCTTTGGAGCAGAAGGCACAGTCGTACCCGGCGAAGACGTGGCGATGGTCTACGGGATGATCCAGAGCCTTGGAGAGGCAATGCGCGCATCTGGTCGCGCCTTTAAGACAAACCAGCCTGTGGGGTTTGGGACAGGCAAGGTTGAGTTTAGGGCAGGCGCTTTTACCGCCGAAGCGTTAAACGTACACGGTACGGTTGGCAGTTTTATCAACATCCTCGGACACATGATGACACTCGGGCGTGGCCCGACCCGAGCGCTGGCAGCCGGCGATTCATTCTTTAAAGTTCTGGCGGCTCGCATGGACCTTTACGCGACGGCCTATAGAGCGGCTGACGGCGAAGGTCTGTTGAAAGGCAGGACCGCCGCCGATGTCGATAAGGCAAGCGACTTCATGGCAGAGTGGATCGCGAACCCGCCAGCGGCTGCTGAAGCGAGCGCGGAAAAACTTGCCCGCATGGTGACGTTTACACAGCGATTAAGTGAACACGGTGCCGGTATGGCTAAGTGGGTCCGCTCCGGTGCCTATGGAATACCCCGTTGGTTTGTTCCGTTTTTCGTCACGCCTGTGAATATTGCTGAAGCGATCGTTAAGCACACGCCTCTGCAAATAGCGACAAAGGGTTGGTGGGCAGATATGGCGGGGAAAAACGGCTCGAAGGCTCAAGCCAAGGCCGGGTATCAAACGGCGGTAGGTTGGGGAACGACATTGGGTTTCTGCAAGCTAGCCGCCGAGGGGTTTATTACTGGCTCGATGCCGGGCAACAAGACGACGCGAGACGCCTGGGCGGCGCAGGGCATCAAACCTCTTACCTACTATCCCAACGGGATGAAGCCCGGCGAAAAGGGTTACTCCTACGCCGGCATCGAGCCGCTATCCGGCATGGTCGGGATGGCAGTAGATGTCTGCGATATCACGGGCGTAATGGACGGTGAGGCTTATTGGGAGAACCACGATGCTCGCGCCACGTTTGGGGCTGTGGTCTACGCCTTTGGCACAAACCTTTTATCAAAGACATACGCCGAAGGCGCAAACAAATTATTCGCGGCCATGACTGGTGACGCGAGAGACTTTGAGAAGACGATACAGCAGTTGAATAGAAGCGTCATACCGCGCGTCTTGGCGCAGGCCAACCGGACTGGCGTACCATTCCTGTTCGACGGCAACCGGGATCGGCTTGATCCCAATCAACTGGACAATTATTCCACGACGCTATTGCGCGGGCTGCAATCGCAAACGCCTTGGGCGTCTGACAAGGTTGCGGCGCATGTCGATTGGCAAACCGGGCTCGAAACGTCATACGCCAGCTCGGGTGATACGGAGGGGCATAAGTTACTAGACTGGATCAATCCGACCTTCTCGGTCATTTACCAGCCCGACAAGCCCTATGCGTCGGAGCTTACAAATCCATCGGGCCTGGACGCCGACCTCGACCCTTACCCGGTGTTGGAGGAAATCGCCCGGCTTTCGCAAGACATCGATGACGCCCTTACGTTGAGACCGGGATGGTATCGGGGGCGGGTCAATTACCGAGGGGCAACCCTGTACCTGTCCGACCAATGGATGCGGCGCGACTTTCTGAGCCACGCCGGTCGAGAGTCAATCAAAGCACTAACCAAGACAATGGCTAAGAGCAGTTACGAAAAAGCGCCCCTCGCAAGGAAGCACGATCTTGTCCGCGCTGCGTACACACGAGGCGGAAACGAGGCGCTGCGGCTGTTAGAGAAGAACCCTGACTATAAATTAAAATTGAAGGCCTGGAGGGCCGAGGCCGCAAGAGAGACTGAGCGAAGGAGAGACCGAAAATGACGATTGCGAGTGCCGTACAAAAATTAAGTTATACGGGGAATGGCTCTCTCGCCATTTACGCATATAGTTTTAAAATCTTTGCGACCAGCGACCTTCAGGTCGTGATCACCAGCACGGCTGGCATAGAGACGACGAAGACGCTAGGCACACATTATAATGTGTCTGGCGCGGGCTCGGCGTCGGGCGGCAACGTCACCTTCACTGGCGGCAACACGCCGGCAAGTGGCGAACTGATCACGATCAGCAGACAACTCGCTCTGACGCAAGTCTATGACTATGTCGAGAATGACAGTTTTAGCGCCGAGGATCACGAGGAGGGCTTAGATCGGCTCGTCGGCATTGCGCAGCAGTTGAATGAAAATACCGGGCGCACGGTGAAGACGCCGATCTCAGATACTGGCGTGGACATGACGTTGCCGGCCAAGGCCGCTCGAGCATCAAAGCTCCTCTCCTTCGATGCCGCCGGCGATCCGGAAACCATTCAGGAGATTGGAACGTATCGCGGCAACTGGGCAGCATCCACCGTGTATGCATTGCGCGATATCGTGAAAGACACTGCGACAAACAATATCTTCATAACCACTACCGCGCACACCTCATCGGGCTCTCAGCCGCTCACCTCGAACACCGATTCAGCCAAGTGGACTTTGATCGTAGACGCCGCCAGTGCGACAACCTCGGCTACCGCTGCGGCGACTTCAGCCACCGCCTCCGCGACTTCAGCCACCGCAGCGGCAAGTTCAGCCACTGCTGGCGCGAGTTCAGCCACTGCTGCGGCGTCCTCCGCATCGACGGCCTCGACCCAGGCCAGCAACGCCTCGACCTCGGCCACAGCCGCCGCTGCATCCAACACGGCGGCGGCGAACTCAGTCAGCGCTGTCGGGCTTCAATTTACTTTCGACGATTCGACCACAATGGCCGATCCTGGCGCAGGAGACTGGCGTTTCAACCACGGCACGATCGCCTCGGTTTCAGCCATAGCTCTGGACGCGACGAGTGCCGATACCGGCAACCCGGATGTCTCTGACTTCATCACCACCTGGGATGACTCAACTTCGACATTGAACGGCCACCTCATTCTCAAGAAGAAAGGCACACCCGCCACATTCGCGATCTTCACGGTCGGGGCCGTGACCGACAACACGGGTTGGCTTCAAGTGGCGTTAAATCATGTTGACTCGAACGGATCGTGGAGCGCCGCCGATGTCGGCTATCTCCAGTTCATTCGGATCGGTGACAAGGGCGACACGGGGGCCCAGGGCGCTCAAGGCGCTCAAGGGGCTCAAGGTGAGGCAGGGTCGGGGTCGATGTCCAGCTTCACCATGTCGGACGGTAGCACCACTCAGGCCGTCAGCGACGGGCAGACCCTATTGTTTGCTGCGGGCGAGGGTCTCGATGTCGCTGTCTCGGCTACCGACACAGTTACCTATAGCGGAGAGGACGCCAGCACCAGTAATAAAGGGGTGGCTAGTTTCCATTCCGATAATTTCGCGGTTTCATCGGGCGCGGTCACAATTAAAGACGGCGGCGTTGTCACCGCTGAGATCGCTGCGGATGCAGTGACAGGTGCGAAGATTGCCGATGATGCTATTGACAGCGAGCATTACACGGATGGCTCTATTGATACTGCACATTTAGCCGCTGATGCTGTAACGGGCGCAAAGATTGCCGACGATGCTCTCGACAGTGAACATTACACCGATGGTAGTATTGATAATGCCCACATTGCTGATGATGCAATAGATAGCGAGCATTATGCTGCTGGTTCAATTGACACGGCACACATAGCAGACGATCAAATCACTCTAGCGAAAATGGCGGGGTTGGCCCGCGGCACGCTGATCTATGGAGACGCGTCAGGCAACCCCGCCGCGCTCGCCGTAGGCAGCGCCAGTCAAGTCCTCACCCACGATGGAACGGACTTTGCGTGGGTTTCAATTCTTGCCACGGATCAGGCGTGGACTGGTTCGCAAAGATCCACATTCGTGACTGATAACGATGGTTCGTTTGACATGAACGCGGGACAGAATTTCGCCTGGACGCCATCTGGCACCGACGTGCTGGAGTTCACAAATGAAACCAATGGGCAATCCGGCTTGATTTATCTCAACAATGCCGGTGGCCACTCGATCTCCCTTGGTTCAGAAATAATGGGCGATGATGACATGGCATCGACCATCAGCACGGCGGGTCAATACTTGATTGGATATGTCAGCCCTGACGGCACGAACGTCGCGGTCAGTTACAGCCAGGAGTTAAACTAATGGAATTTGCATATGCTGACGGGTCGGCGGTAAACCCTAATAAAGATGTTGTCGCCGCGAATGGCCTCAAACATCCGGCGCGAATTTTAACTGATTGGTCGCAGAATGAACTAAAGGCTATCGGCGTCATTCAGCGTCGTGAGGTTTACGGAAATCGCGATCCGATTCTCTATGTGTTATCGAGTGCCGTCACAGAGATTGGCGAGGATGAGGTTGTTGTGACGCACGGCGGCGTCGAGAAACCTCTCGCAGACGCAAAGGCGGCGATGACTAAAGACATCAAAGATCAAGCGAAGTCACGGCTGGTTTCCACCGATTGGTATGTCACCCGGCTCGCCGAAAAAGCCACAGCCATTCCCGCCGCAATTACGACTTATCGAGACGCCGTGCGGGAGGTGACAGATGATATTGAAACCCAAATAGATGCTGCCGCTTCAGTGTCTGCGCTTGCCGCAATCTCGACTAATTGGAGGGTGCTCTTGGGAGATAGAAACCTTGACGAGGCGTAAGCAATGGCGATTTTTCAAAATGGGATAGTTTCGCGTCCAGCAGGGCTGGACTTTGTTCCAGACACCTTTAGTCCGCTCGACAAAGATAGCAACATCACGCTATCGAACGGCAATTTGACGGCAACCTGGGCCAGCAGCGCCAACCGAGGCGTTCGATCTCTTCACGCGATCCGAGATGGGCAAAAACTGTATTGCGAAATTACATGCTCGACTGTCAATGGGAGTTATGGCGTGATCCCGACGGTGGCCCACAGGTCTCTCCCAACCGATGGCTCCGTCTCATGGACCCAAACCAGCGGCGTTTGCGGCTGGCGCAAAGACGGCACCTTTTCCTTTTTTGGCGGCACCATGACAGCAGAGGCGTCATACACCAGCGGAACCATTATCGGCTTCGCTGTTTCTCGGTCTGGAAGCACGGTTAAGGTTTACGTCCACAAGGACGGAACATATGTAATCGGGGGCGACTCCAGCGGCACGCCAAACCCTGCCACTGCGGCCAATCCTAACGGCACCTATACAATCGGGAGCGCTATCCATATGGGCTGTGGGCAGCGCGATGGAACGTCCGTAGTGACGGCAAATTTTGGAGCAAGCGCTTTTAGTCACGCCGTGCCAACTGGGTTTACGGCGGGCTGGGGTGCCGCGACCGGCACGCCACAGTTAATTCCACAAACCACTGGCACGGCGATTGGCACCATGACTGCCTATGGTGACTTGGCGGGAGCTTTTGATGGAACGGTAAATAAGCCGCTATCTCCTGATTCGTCTGGTGTTGATGGTGTCGTGACCGGCTTTATCGGCAAGGACTGGGGCGCGGGCGTCACGAAAACCATAACTGGCGTAAAAACTTGGGCACCAAACGATCTAGGATATATGGACGCGAACAGCCAAGGCGTGACGCTAACTTTGTGGGGCCATTCAAGCAATGACCCTACAGCGGCTACGTCTCTAGGAACAATTGCCGCTATTACCGACAGCGCAGCGACGAATGCCCAAGTAAAATTAAGCGGTTTCACGACAACGACGGCTTATCGCTATCACTGGGTCGGAGTGCGCCGAGATAGTGGAGTAGCATCATTCAGAGCGATGGCGCAGTGCCAATTTTACGAGACGACTTAATATTGATTTTTAATGGAGGACTTGTGAAAAGTTTTCTCATCGGGGCGGCCTTGGCCGCCTTTTTTATTGCGGCCTCGACGGTATCAGCAATCGCGGAGCCATCGGCCGAAATTCGCCATGAGCAGATGATCTATCCGGTCACATTGATCCAGTCAAATCACGGATCGGGGAGTGGCACCGTTATCTTTTCGGACAGGCACGACGGCACGGTTCACACTTATATCTTGACCAACCATCACGTTGTGGCAAACGCGATCAAGGTCACCCAGGTATGGTGCAGCGGGCCTCCCAAATGTGACAAGCCGCAAAAGATCGATATCGAGCGCCGCGACACTGTCAAAGCTGTGTGGTTTGAATACAACGATTTGTCGCGCAACATCGGCACGCGCGGTCAGAAGGCGGATATCGTCGCCTACAATCCGCGTTTCGACTTGGCTCTATTGAGAACTCGGGATACGGAACACAAGGTCAAACACGTCGCGGCGCTCATGCCCGAGGATGCGCCGACCTATTTGGGCGACCGGATTTCATGCGTTGGTGCCGGTCTCGGCAACCCGCCCTTCCTCACGACGGGCGAGGTCGGGTTTCTCGACGCTGAGATCAAGGGTGAGGACAGCCGCTACGCCTTGATATCCTGCCCCGTAATTTTTGGGAACTCAGGTGGTGCGGCCTTCCGCTGGAGCGATGCACGTCAGCAATACGAACTGCAAAGTATCCCATCCAAACTATCAGCAACGTGGGCCACCGGCCCTGTAACCCATATGGCGTGGGGAATTACAATGGAGACTGCGCGAAAATTTATTCGAGAAGATGCCGACCTCGGCTGGATCATCGGCGATCCAAAAATTGTCAACTCAGCAGATGAAGGAGAGAAGTAATGCAATGGATTTTATCCCGCGCGAAAGAGCGCTCGACTTGGATGGGTTTGTTCAGCTTGGCCGGCGCAATTGGCCTTGGTATTTCGCCGGAAAATAAAGAAGCCATCATCGGCGCGGCGATCGCCGTCGTTGCAGCTATCGCTGCTTTGACCAAAGACAAGGCACCCAAAGAGGAGTGATCGATGCCACTGCTTGCCATTTTCAAACTACTCGGCGGCGTTCTCAAGCTGCTGCCGATGGTCGGCGTTTACTTTGCCGGGAGGGCTCATGTCTCGTCTAAAATCTCTAAACGCACCGCCAGAGCGAAGGCTCGTCAGGCTGAGCTTGCTTCTCGTCCTCGTCGCAAGCCTAGCGATATCGTTAAGCGCATGCGGAAGTCTGACGGGCAATGACCCAGGCGTGTGTCCGCCGTGGCCCGAGCCCGGCGCTGCCGTTGCGGATGAAATCGAGGACCGGATGTTTCCGGCTGCGGATCATCCTGCCTTTTGGCACTGGCTCGACCGTCTGGACATACTGCGTGAACAGCTAGAGACCTGTTGATGCCGAGAGATGAAATCAGCGAAGCCGAATTAAAGGAGATCGCAAAAGCATACGACGATTGCGAAGGCAACATCTCTCGCATGTCTGAAAAGACCGGCGTCACGCGATCGACTGTGCGGCGGCGGCTCGACAAGGCCAAGCTCGCCGGCTTGGTCGATCATGTTAAGGAGCGCATCTTCGACGCGCCTGACCTTCCCGGCGACGAGATGGACACTGATGCGCTGGTCGATCATATCACGCGGCGTGCGGAGACTGCGCAGGCGGCGGCCAATTCACGCGACTGGGTGCCGATCAAGATAAAAATTCCTGGCCCCGTTGGCATTGTTTGGATGGGTGATCCTCATCTGGACGACGTGCCGGGCTGCGATTGGCCGACACTAAGACGCCACATAGAAACGATCCAAAACAACCCGGCGATGATCGTCGCCTGCCTTGGTGACGTAAGCAACAACTGGGTTGGCAAACTACAGCACCTCTGGGCCGCAGCCGAGGTATCCGCGCGGCAGCAGTGGCAGCTCGTGGAGTGGCTCTTTGAGC